AGTGTCTGTGCATCTCCGAAGTTGCAAAGGTTTTTGTAAAACAAAAACAGTTATGAAGTAGGATGGGTTTATGAATGACTTGCGTATTTCTAAAGTGAATATTGATTCGTTGAAGTTTGATCCTGATAATGCGCGTAAACATAGCGATAAGAACATTGATTCGATTGTTGGTTCTTTGAAAAGGTTTGGTCAAAGGAAACCAATTGTGGTTACTGGTGCAAACATTGTGATTGCTGGTAATGGGACTTTGGCTGCTGCGAAGAAACTTGGTTGGTCTGAGATTGTTGTTTCTTATGTTCCGAGTGATTGGACTTTTGAGCAGGCTCGTGCTTATGCTTTGGTTGATAATAGAACTGCTGAACTTGCTGAGTGGGATAACGACAAACTTGCTATGCAACTGATTGAATTAGATTCTGTTGGTTGGGAGTTAGATGATGTTGGCTTTGAGAAACTTGAGCCGCCAACTGGTGAGTTGAAAGACAAGAAATCCGTTTGGGTTGATTGTGATGATTGTGGTCGAAAGGTTTTGAATAAAGATAATGAGCAATCCACCGAAACCGATTGAGTTAAAAAGAAAACTTGGTAATCCTGGTAAACAGGCTTTGCCTAAAGAGAATGATGTTATTTTGATTCCTGCGATTGTTGAGATTCCTGTTCCGCATAGACAATTGTTTGATGCTGGTTTGGAGTTGTGGAATCGTACTTGGAAGATGGGGCAACTTTGGATTTCTCCGAATACTGATATTGAACTTTTGTTGATGACTTGTGAGATGCTGGATGAGCGTGTGAGGTTGCGTGCTTTTGTTTGGAATAATCCTGAGTCTTGGCGTGATCGTAAAGCGTTGCGTGAGTTGGAAAAAAATATTACTAATAGTTTGAGTTTGCTTGGTTTCACTCCTACGGATCGTTCAAGGCTTGGTGTTGCTGAGGTTAAGGCGAAGTCTAAGTTAGAGGAGTTGCGTGCCAGACGTGATAACAGAAACTAAGTCTTGGCCGCCTAGGTGGCTTACCGCTGTTGATGATGCTGAGTTGGCTGCTTCGCGTGGTTGGGAAGTTGCTGATTTTATCAACTCAATGTGTATACAAACTAAAGATACTGTTGCTGGTCGTTCTGGTGAGCAGATTGTTTTGCGTGATTGGCAGAAAAAACTTTTAGATAACATTTTTGCTGTTCGTGATGATGGCCGTTTCAAAAACAGAACTGCTTTGGTTGGTATGCCTCGTAAGAATGGTAAATCGGCTTTGTCATCTGGTATTGCTCTTTGGGGTTTATTTATGGGGTCAGAGGGCGGAGAAATTTATTCTTGTGCTGCTGACAGAGATCAGGCAAGAATTGTTTTTGGTGATGCTAAGAAAATGATTGAGGCTGAACCTGAGTTGATGGCTCAAGCCAAGTTATATCGTGATGCAATTGAGATTCCAGGAACAGGATCAATCTATCGTGTGCTGTCATCTGAGGCTTACACAAAAGAGGGATTGTCACCAACTCTTGTAATTATGGATGAGTTGCACGCATTACCCAATCGTGAACTGTTTGACGTTATGCAACTTGGTATGGGTGCTAGACGTGAGCCGCTTTTGTTATCTATTACAACTGCTGGTGTTAAAACTGATTCAACTGGTCAGGATTCAATTGCTTACAACTTGTATCAGTATGGTCAAAAAGTTATTCGTGGCGAATATGATGACCCATCTTTTTTTATGGCTTGGTGGGAAGCATCTATTGAATCTGATCATAGAGACCCTGAGACTTGGAAACTTGCTAATCCTGCGTTTGGTGATTTGAACTCTGAAGAAGATTTTGAGTCTGCTGTTAAAAGAACTCCTGAATCAGAATTTAGAACTAAAAGAACTAATGCTTGGGTTTCTTCTCAAACGGCTTGGCTTCCAAATGGTGTTTGGGAAGCGCGTGAAAGTAAACGTGAAGTTGATAAAAATGTCCCAGTCATTCTTGGATTTGATGGAAGTTTCTCAGGTGATGCTTCTGTAATTATTGGTGTCACTATTGAAGAAACACCACACGTTTTTATGATTGAGGCTTATGAGAAACAACCTGAAGATGACGACACTTGGCGAGTGGATTCCTTAACAGTAGAAAATGCAATCATTGAGGCTTGCAATAAATACAATGTTTTAGAAATTGCCTGCGATCCTTTTCGTTGGCAAAGAAGTATGCAAGTTTTACAGGATGCTGGTCTACCTGTTGTGGAATGGCCATCAACCTCAGCGGCAAGAATGATTCCCGCTTGCGCAAAGTTTTATGACGCTGTGGTTGGAGAAAAACTGACTCAAGATGGCAACGCACTTTTAACAAGACACATTTCCAATGCTGTTGTAAAAGTTGATAGACTTGGGCCTAGGATTGTTAAAGAACACAGAGGGAGTCCAAGAAAAATTGACGCTGCTGTTGCAAGCATAATTGCTTTCGATAGAGCCACAGTTTCTCGGATCAATCCTGAAACCATAGTCCCAGAGTTTTTCTTTTAGGAGATTTTTTGATTTCATCAACCATTCAAGCCGTAGGACTTCTGATTATTTCTTTAGGTCTTGGACTCATTTTTATTCCAGCAGGTATAACTGCGTTAGGTGTTTCTTTTGTTTTATTTGGTCTTGCGCTTGAGAAAGGTAAATGATGTTAGGTAATCTTTTTAATCTTGGCGAGAACAGAGCAATTTCGTTCCAATCTATTTGGGGCGCAGGTGACACTTTTGCTTTCGAAACACAATCAGGTGCACCGATAGACGAAAATTCGTCAATGACAATTGGTGCTTTTTATGCTTGTGTGCTTTTAATTTCTGACACCATTTCAACACTTCCAGTTGATTCTTTTATCAGACGTGATGGAAATCGTTTACCTTACAGACCGAAACCTGAATGGGTACAAAGACCAGATATTGATTTGTTAAGAAGCGAACACTATCAACAAGTTCTTATCTCACTTCTTTTAGATGGAAACTCTTTCACAAGAATTTATCGTGATGGTCGTGGAGATGTTGCAAACCTTGTTTGCCTTGATCCTTTAAGAGTCACAGTTCAAAGAAATCCTGTAACAAGAGAAATTGAATACGTTGTTGATAACAACAATGCTGGAGTCGTACAAGCAAGAGATATGTTACACATAACAGAAATTCGCAAACCTGGTGCTTTGCGTGGAACTTCAAGAGTAACTGAACTTAAAGAAAACTTAGGGCTGGCTTCAGCGTTACAAAGTTTCGCTGCAAGATTCTTCGGTCAAGGTGCAACCACACAAGGCATCATTGAGTTTCCTGGTGCATTAACAAGTCAGCAAGCAAAAGATTTACAAGCAGGATTTGATAACGCACACAAAGGTTACAAGAAAGCACACAAAACAGGTGTTCTGTCTGCTGGTGCAAAATATGTTAAAACTGGTGTAAACCCTGACGAAGCACAAATGCTTGATTCACAAAAATTTGTAGTCGAATCAATTGCAAGAATGTTCCGTGTTCCTTTACATATGATCCAAGTTTCAACACCTGGCGCAATGTCTTATGCAAGTGTGGAAGCAAACGCTATCCAATTTGTGACACACACTCTGAGACCATATATTGAAAAAATTGAATACGCTTATTCAACACTTCTTCCAACTGAAGCATTCCTAAAATTTAATGTTGATGGTTTACTTCGCGGTGATTTCACAACCCGAATCCAAGGCTACTCAATTGGTCTACAAGCAGGTTTTTATTCCGTGAATGATGTTCGCAGATTTGAGGACTTGAGACCAGTTGAAAATGGCGACAGCAATAGAGTTCCTCTTGCAAACATTAACTTGGTAGAAGCAGATGTTATTGAGCAAGATAAACGTGTTTCTATGGCAGCAAGATTAGTTCAAACAGGTTTTGACCCTGCACAAGTCTTATCAGCACTTGGACTTCCAAAGATTGCGCACACAGGAGTTCCATCAACACAGTTACAGCAGGTCGCACAGATTGATCCATTGAACCCAGAATCAGTTTATGACATTACGAGAACAAGTGAAATCAATGTTCAGATACCAGAAACAATTGTTAATGTTCCACCAGCCGTCATCAATGTTGCACCACCGATTGTCAATGTTAATTCACCCGAATCTAAACAAACAATCAGAACTGTTGAAAGAGATAAAGATAACCTGATAACTAGAATCATAGAAACAACAGAGGAATAAAAATGGCAACTGGTTTAAGCGCATACACAGCAAATAAATTTCTTGATGCTTTAGGTAACGCAACAGCGTTTTCTGTAACAGATGTTTACATAAAATTACACGTTGGAGACCCAGGCGCAAACGGCACAAGTAATCCTGCAACTGAAACTACAAGAAAAGTTGTGACATTCGCCGCAGCATCAAATGGAACGATTGCATCAGATTCAGCAGCAACTTGGACAAACATTGCAGGCTCACAAGATGCAACACATTTTACTTCTTGGGACAATTTAACAACAGGTAACTTTTTATTCTCAGGAACAATTACCTCAAATCCTTACACAGCAGGAGACACAGTAACAATTGCTTCAGGTTCTTTAACTGCATCTCTAACAGTCGCAAGTTAAAACAATGAGTGCCACAGGCTCACTCATTCTAGATTCCGAAGTCAGAGGAATTTTAGACAGCAACACTTTGTATGGCACAACTGAAAACATTTCAGCAACAGGATCATCAAACCTTGATGGTCTTTCTTCATCAGCCACAGCCTTTGTTTCTAATCCTCAAACAGCCCAAGCCTCACTTGGTGATATCACTTCACTAGCATCAGCAGATGTATCACATTTTGCTGAGAGTGCTACAAATCTTGGAATACTTGAATCTTTAATTCAAACAGTTGTTACAAAAACAGCATCAGCACAATCATTGTTTGATTTACTTCAAAGTTCAGCAACTCTTGGTGTAGTTCTTGATGCTTCAGGTGAAGCCAATCTTGGTGGTCTATCTGCATCAGGAACAGCAACAGGTGGAGAACCACCAGCCCCACCTGAACCTCAATATGGTTCAAGAGGTCCTTATCAAAGAAAAGTTAAACCAAAAGTTGTTCCTATTTTTGAACCTGAGATTCCTAAAATTGTTGAAACAAAACCAGTAAACAAAATTGTTCTTGTTAAGACCGACACTTTAGCATCAAATTTTGTTGCTTCTGCTGAAATTCGTATAGACTTTTCAATAAGACAGGATGAAGCAGACCTGTTACTGATCCTTTAGGATGGTTGAATGCCTTTATCAAGTTCTCAAGTTACTGTTACAACTTCTCCAACTTTATTGGTCGCTGGTGAGACAAACCCAATTTTGGTTCATTTACATTTACACGACAACACAGACAATGTTTATTTAGGCAATGAAACTGTAACAACCTCTACAGGTTTGAGGTTAGACAAGCAAGATTCCTTTGAGATAACTTTAGCGCCAGGAAATGCTTTGTATGCAATCATCACAACTTCAACAGCAACAGTTTCTCTCATAAAGCAGGTTTTGTAATGCCATATTTTATTACTGATTCATCACCTGATTGTTCTGGCTGGGCAACTGTTAAAGAAGATGGCGAAGTTATTGGTTGTCATACAACTAAACAAGAAGCCATTGATCAAATGGTTGCTGTTTCAATTGCAGAAGAAATTGAACCTGGTGGTGAAAGAATTAAAAAGAAAAAAATGAAAACAAGTTATCGTGTTTTACCTGATAATTACAGACCATCTTTGAGTGAGGATGTTCCAGAGGGTCGCGCTTGTGGTAATTGTATTTTTTACAAAGAAGATGATGTTAAAGAATTTGCTAATGGTGAACTTCGTGCTTGGTGTGAGAAATGGGATGATTATGTCAATGGTGCATTTTATTGCAATGCTTGGCAACCTGAAGAGCATATTGAAGAAGATTTAGAAGATGAATTGGATGAAGATTTAGAAGATGAGTTGGATGAAGAGTTACGCGCACCAGCCCCGAAGAAAGAGCAAATAAAAGGTAGCGATACAAATAAACCTGGTAGTGCAAAAGGTGGTGGCGCAGATATTGTTTTCAGCGAAGCCACAACAACTGCTCTAACAAATAAAGTTTCAGATCATAACGAAAGAATGACACAGTTATCAAAACCTGACTGGACAAGAACAACTTTGGGAACACTTAAATCTGTTTACAGAAGAGGATCAGGTGCTTATTCAACTTCTTTCAGACCAGGTGTTTCAAGAGCGGCTTGGTCAATGGCAAGAGTGAATGCTTTTCTTTATCTTTTAAGAAATGGCAGACCAGCGAATGCAAAATATGTTACTGACAATGATTTACTGCCAAGTGGTCATCCGAAATCATCTAGATCAATTGATGCAATGGCTGTTGAGGAAAGACAAGTTAATTTAACTCCACCTGCTTATATGCGTGCTGCTGCTCGCAGAGGGCTTGAGTTGAATCGTCAAGGTTTTGGTGGAGATGGTTTGACAGATAAAACTAAACAAGAAGCACGAGATATGGCTGATGGCCGTGTGTCTGAAGATAAGTGGCGCAGGATTGCTCCTTGGATTTCTAGACATTTTGTTGATCTGGATGCACCAAAAAATTCTAATCCTGATAATTCTGATTATCCAGGTGCAGGTTTAGTAGCACATTTGCTTTGGGGTAGCGGACCAAGTAAAAGGGCAGCACAAAGAACACTTAACTACGCTCAAGGAGTTGTCGAAAGATTAGATAGGGAAGAAAATCAATCTCGCTGGTCGTCAGTTAATGTAAACTTAAATCACAATGAAAAGGAAAACCAAGTGAATAAAATTGAACGCAGAGTCAAAAATGATGTTGATTTTGAATTAAGACTTTTAACCACAG